CGCACTTGTTGGAAGTGTCCGACCTACCAATCCCGACCGACTCAGAATCGTCTGGTATTCCAACGCACCTTGGGCTGCCACAGGATACGGACAGCAAACCGCACAAGTCATCCAAAGGCTCGCGAAAGAAGACCACCAAGTAGCAGTCCACGCGATGTACGGCCTTGCAGGCGCGGCATCAACTTGGAACGGATTCAAAATCTATCCACAAGGATTGGCTGCATACTCCGACGATGTAGTTGTTGCGCACACAATGGAATGGGCGAACCAAGATCCATCAACGCCGACACTGCTCATCACACTCTTTGACACCTGGGTGTTGAAGTCTGATTCGTTGAAAACTTTGAAGAACATTGCGTCATGGGTTCCGATTGATCATCAGCCAACGCCACCAGAAGTGTTGGCTTGGTGTGCGCGTGAGAACGTGCGACCGATCGCAATGTCAAAGTTCGGTTCACGAATGTTGGAGACAGCAGGTATTGAACACTTATATGTTCCACACGCAATCGAGCCGGTGTTCAAACCGACCGAATCGGTGACATTGGCGAACGGTCAGAAGATGACTGGTCGCGAGTTCATGGGTTGGGAAGAAGACCGATTCGTTGTGTCTATGGTCGCCACCAACAAAGGTTCGCAACCTGCGCGGAAGGCTTGGGCTGAAAACATTCTTGCGTTCTCAATCTTTGCGAAGGATCATCCTGATGCTGTGCTGTATCTGTACACGGAACCTGATGGTGCGATGGCTGGGATTAGTTTGCCGACATTGTTGGATGCGGTCGGTGTATCGAAGGACAAGTACAAGGTTGTCGATCAGTATGCGTATCGTCATTCGTTGCCACAGAATGTGATGGCTGCGATGTACACGGCGTCCGATGTTCTGTTGGCCTGCTCGATGGGTGAAGGTTTCGGCATTCCTGTCATCGAAGCGCAGGCTTGTGGGTGTCGAGTGATCGTCAGCAACTTCACGGCGCAACCTGAACTCGTCGGCGACGGCTGGACGGTGGAGGGTCAGCCGTGGTGGGATGCGGCACAGAAGTCATGGTTCTTCACACCGAACGTGCCTGACATCGTGAACGCTCTCAAGGCCGCCTATAACGCGCCTAGGAGCCGTTCTGAGGACGCGATCACCCATGCCCTAGGGTACGGAGCCGATCAAGTATTTGAGCAGTATTGGAAGCCAACAATGAAGGAGTTGTCCGCATGGTGCCGGTCATAGTCATCCCTGTCCTCAACCGATACGACCTGCTTGAAAGGTGCATCAAATCAATCGACTACCCAGTTGAGAATCTGATCATCATTGACAACGGCGGTCGGATCGCCAAAGACTGTTTGGTTCTGCCACGAAGCACAAAGATTCAGAACCGATACATCATGGACATGCCATCAAACCTTGGTGTGGCAACATCGTGGAATCTTGGAATCAAGATGACACCGTTCGCAACAGGTTGGATTCTGCTCAACTCTGATGCACACTTCGGTCACGAACATCTAGAGAAGTTCTACAAAGAATCAGACATAGACGAGATACATCTAGCGGGTGAACCTGGTTGGTGTTGTGCTTGGATCGGATCCGAAGTTGTCAAAGATGTTGGACTGTTCTGCGAAGCATTCCATCCTGCATACTTTGAAGACAACGACTATGAGCGTCGCGCAACACGGCTCCACAAGAAGATTGTCAAATCTGACGCGCTGGTCTATCACGACAACTCGTCCACGTTGCTGTCGGATCCATCGCTGTTTGACAAGAATCGTGAGAGCTTCCGAGCGAACATGGAGTTGTTCAAACTTCGCAACGCACGACTTGATGCAGGTCAGTGGGATCTGCAACGCCGAATCAATCTCAGTTGGGACTGATGGCTAAGTATCATCACTATCTGTTCCCGCATACCGACTTTGATGCGATGTACAACGCCGAAGAATCAGAGGAGTTTGATTCGTGGTATCAGTCAGATCTACGGCCAATCAGTTACCGGCTGCTCTCAACAGTCATGTCGGCGTTCTCGTTTGGTTCGATACTGGATATCGGTTGCGGTAAAGGTACACAAACACATCTGATGGCGTTGCGCGGTAGAAGGGTTGTCGCTTACGACATCTCGTCGGCTGCGATCCGCAAAGCAAAAGCGTCCTACCCTGGCATCGAGTTCCGTGTCGGTGATGGTCTGACCGCAGCGAAGTCAGGTGGGTACGATTGCGCGGTCATGTCGCAGACGTTGTATGTACAATCTGATTGGCGTGAAGTCATCGCCGAAGCAGCGGCACGATGCAACTGGCTTGTCGTCCACGAATATGTCCCAGCCGGAACGCAATGGCATATTCCTGACATCTGGTCTTTGATGCTCGAAGTTGAGAAGCATTGCGCGATTGACACAAAGATTGTGATGAACGACGATCGCATCCTGCTCGTAGGTAAGTCACGACGATGAGAGTGTTTGACTGCATCCTGTTTAACCAAGAACACGACATGCTCGAATGCCGACTGTCAGAGATCGGTGATGTCGTAGACAAGGTCATCATTGTGGAGTCGGCAACAACTTTCATGGGTCAACCCAAAGCACACGGAATTGACCTTGACAGGTTCTACAAATGGCGCGACAAAATCCACTACGAGATCTACGAACCAGATGCGTCGCTTCGCAGTTGGTCTGCTGAAACAGAGCAACGCAACCATCTCTTCACGGCGTTGCGACAGTTCGCACCAGAAGCCGAAGACATTGTGACGGTCGCGGACTGTGATGAGATCTGGTCGCCGAACGATATAGAGACTTTGAAAACTGGTTGGCATGGTTACATGATGAAGCGTCTTGTGATGTCGACGTATTGGCGTCTCTCTGATGAACACACAATGGTTGCGGGTCCGTGGGGCCAACGGTCAGGTGACGCGCAGTCAATGCGGTCGGCTCGATACAAGTTGCCTGAGTTGCGATCAGGTTGGCATGTGTCGTGGATGGGTGGACCTGAATGGGCTGCGAACAAGATGCGTTCGTTCTCTCATCAAGAACTCATGGTCGAGAACCCTGATGTGTTCATGGCTGAGAACTATCGTGTCGGTCGTTCTATTCGTGGCGAAGAACTTATTGAAGTGTCAATGGATGATTCGTGGATTCCGTGGATCAGCGAAGGGAAGGCTCCGTTGTCGTGGTACCGTCGCCGGTAGCGGTCATCTCACCGTTTGATCAGAAGTATTGGGATCGGTTCGGTGAAGGGTTCATTGCTTCGATTGAGGGCTTGACGGTCAAACCGCAAGAGGTGATTCTTGTGACGACTGCAAGAGTTGATGTGCCGTCTTGGTGGAAGGTTGTGCCGTATTGGGATGACCGTATCTGGCCGTGTGTGAATGTGGGTGTGCGTGAAGCAACAGCGGAATGGTGTACACATCTGCCAGTCGATGACACTATGGATCCGAACTTCTTTGACGGTCTAGTTCTGCAAGGTGACGCCGTGAATGTGCGCGGTCGCTGGAACGGCGGGTTGTGTTATGGCACACCTGAGCAATATCAGAATCTGCTCAACATACAAAACAACGGTATGCCAGGGCTTGCGGTTATTCGTCGCAAGACTTGGTTGAAGATTCCGTACCGTTCCCACAAGTATGTTGATTGGGTTCATTGGTGTGAGATGCGGTCACACAATGTTGAAGCGTCGTTTGATTCGCGTTGTGTGTGGACTTGGGTTCGACACGACGATGCGTTGACAGCTCAACCTGACCGTCAAGCCGAGCAGGATGTTGTCGAGTTCTGTGGATTGTTGAAGTCTGGCCGTGTAATAGTTGGTGAGGATTGGCCGCCGAAGTTGGCTGAATGATTCTGCTCGACTTGAAAGACCGTCACAAAGGTGAAGAGATCTGGGTGTGTGGATCTGGTCCGACCATGGGATGGGTGACACCACAGTTCTTCGAAGGCAAGATTGTGGTTGCGATCAACGAGGTCGGATTCGTATTCGGACTTGAAGACTTCTACACGGCGACAAACTATTCAACGCACCATCCAGTTGTCGCAGGTAATGTGGCTGCGAACCCGCATCGAATCTTCATCACACCAGACATGGACCTTGAAGCGGGCGACATGACCGCAACCCATGTCGGGTCAGGTAATCACATCACATTCAGACCACACGCACCATTCTGGAAACCTGATACCAACTGGCCAACTGATCCTGACGTGCTGGTTACTGGTGGCACTTCGGCACATATAGCGATGCACCTTGCCTGCTACATGGGTGCGTCACAAATCAATCTTGTCGGCGTTGACCTCGGACTGATTGACGGGCAAGAGAACTTCGCTGGGTATCGCAAGTCGAATGGTTCAATGGATGGTTGGCGTCAACAGTTCGGTGTCGTCGTCAACAAGTTGCGTGAGTTGTATGGAGTAAGATTCTTCAGACTTCAGCCATCACTTGAGTTGTTGGTTGTTGAGTAGGATAGGAATCTATGGCAATCACAAACGGCTATGCCACACGCAACCAGATCAAGGCTGCTCTTCGTATCGGGACTGCCGACAGTCAGGACGATGAACTTCTTGACAACTGTGCCGGAGCGGCGTCACGGCTGATTGATGGTTACGCGAACCGACAGTTCTGGGCTTACGGATCTGCGACGACAAGAGTGTTCACTGCAGCCGATTCATTCGTGTGCGAGATTGACGACATCGCTGGAACTGCAATCACATTGAAAACACAAACCAATGCGGACGGCAACTTTGATGTCACTTGGACTCCAAGCGATTGGCAACTAGAACCAGTCAACGGAATCTTGGACGGACTCACCGTTCCGTTCACACGCATCCGCGCAGTCGGCGATTATCTGTTCCCAACCTTGAATGCGAACTTCGGATCAGAAGCATTGGTGCAACTCACCGCCGTTTACGGTTGGCCGTCTGTGCCTGAGCCGATCACACAAGCTGTGATCATCCAGGCATCAAGAATCTTCAAGCGTTACGATTCACCGCTCGGCGTTGCCGGCTTCGGAGACTTGGGTGCGATACGAGTGACACGCGCACTCGACCCAGACGTCGCACAACTTGTCGAGCCATATCGCCGAATGCGAATGTTCGCATGACCGCAACAGTCACCGAACTTAAAACAGGACTCCAGACACGTCTTGCCACGATCGCAAATCTTGGCGCATTCGCACAGCAACCCGATCAGGTCAACCCGTCGGTCGGCGGTATCGCATGGCCGACCTTAGAGTCAATCACCTATCACGGTGCGATGCGGGCAGGTCTGGTCACACATGTGTTCACGGTCAGTGTCATTGTTGGTCGTGCAGCTGAGCGCACAGCACAGAACTTGATGGACACATATCTGTCTTATGACAGCGGGATTCGTGCAGCAATCGAAGCCGACACAACCCTGGGCGGGTATGCGAAGACTCTGATCGTTGAAGAGGCATCCAACATCTCAACCGTTGACGCGAACGACACGACCTATCTAACGGTTGACTTTCGTGTCGTCGTGTACGCTTAACCTATGGCAAAGTTCCAGGTGGTTGAAGGCTTCACGGTGTTGGGTAAACAATATCCAGCCACTATTGATGGCGCAGATGTTGATCATCTAGACTCTCTACTGCAATCGGGTCGCATTGTCTTGGTCGCAGATAAATCAACCTCGAACGCCGATACGGCAGGAGATAAATAATCATGGCAAAGTTAGTTCTCACAAACTCAGTAGTCACTCTCAACGGTACAGATATTTCAAGTGACGTGGCCGCAATTACTCTAAGCACGACCGCAGCCGAAGTACCAACAACCAGTTTTTCATCTGGTGGGGCGGTAACTCGCGTCGCAGGATTGATTGATAATTCTGTGACTCTCTCACTTCACAACGAATACTCGTCAGTTGAAGGTTTGGTCTATCCGCTTGTTGGATCAACAGCAGTGACCATGGTTATCAAACCAGCAGGAACAGCAGCAGCAGGAACGGCTTCGCCACATTTCACGTTCTCTGTTCTCGTAACGGAGTGGACACCCGTAAACGGCGCGGTGGGCGAGCTAAACACAGCGGACGTAACGTGGCCAATTAGCGGAACGATCACCAAAACAGTCGCATAGTTCTTAACAAAATAATCAGGAGGCAAGAATGAAGATCAACCTAGAAGTCACGACGCTTGACAACGTCACCGTGAAAGCGACCGCACAGTTCGCCGACTTCATCGCATTCGAAACAGAAAAGAATCGTTCCGTTGCAAACTTCCAAACAGAACTGAAGTTGACCGACCTTGCCTGGTTGGCTTGGCATTCGCAGAAGCGAACCAAGAAGACCGCAATGAAGTTTGAAGAATGGATTGAAACAGTTGAGAGTGTGGAGGTTGGTGCCGAATCTTCGGCGATCAACCCTTTGGAGAATCCTCAGCCCACTGGCTGATCGCATATTTAGCGGTAGAGACTTCAATCGCGCCAAGTCTTCTTCTGCAAGAGTCACCTAGAATGCTGTACACGATGCTCGGCTATCTGCGCTGGAAGAGTGTCAAGATGAACCCGAACCAAAGGATTCAATGATGGCCTTCTCAGCATTCCCAAATATGCCAGGCGATACAGGTGGAACTCTCGGTCGTGCCGGCACCGCAGCTGTCGCAGGCAACACCGTTGTGGTGAAGGACTTGTTTGAGGTCCTGCGCAAGTTTGAAAAATCAAGTCCATTGTTTAAGAAAATGATGCGTCAAGTGTCCTACATAATCGCAAAAGACTTGGAAGGCAGAGTAAAAATTGAAGCAGCATCGGTTAGTCGAGCAAGTCAAGCAATACAAGTTGCTAGAGGATTACGAGCAAAGAATGACAATATCCCTACGATCGGACTTCGTAAGAATGAAGCGTTTATTTCAAAGTCTCGTCCTAATCGTCGGCGAAAAAAACCTGTGACTCGTGGCGATGTTTTCTATGGTGCCGAGTTCGGTGGCGGTAGAACAGCAACCACTAAGCAATTCCTTCGGCATCGCGGTCAGTCTGGGTACTTCTTCTGGCCGACTGTCCGCAAACGAAAGAATGCGATTGCCAAGGAATACCTAGATGGCATGGATCGTGTGGTTAAAGAACTAGCGATCGGCTGATACTTGCAATCCGCTGAGGATTCGCTATCCTGATAGTCGGAGGTTCTGCACAATGTTTGAAGTCGTCGGGTTCCCGTCGGTCAAGTCCATCTACCCAAAGACCATTGCAACATCTTGGATGGAGTTCGCCACAATCCTCGGCAACCATCAAGAACGTGAACAGAAGTCTGACGGCAAGTTATATTCACCAGTCACCTATCGCGAGTACACGACCCGTGGCAACGCGAACGTGTCGCACATTTGGGCGTTGGTTGCCGACCTTGACGGCGAAGCATTCGAGCAGGCTGATCTCGGATCGTATATACACTTTGCGTACACAACCTGGTCGCATCGTGAAGACAATCCGCACTGGCACGTTGTCATCCCGTTTGAGCAGGCTGTGCCGGTACAGAACTGGGAAGAAGTTTGGTACGAGACACATGAGCGTCTTCGTCTCAAAGGCGACCCAGCGACAAAAGACGCTGCTCGCATTTTTTACCTGCCACAGCACGAAGCAGGTCAGCAGTTCCGCACACATCATTCAGGTTGGCGGTTCCTTGATCCAACCATCACAGACATCGCTGCGCCGACACGCCGATTCGACACACCGAACATTCGTGCAACTCGTCAACCGCGTCGCGGTAATCCGATGCGATGTGTTCTTGATCCGAAGTGGTGGGATGCGCCGATTGATATGTCGCAATATGACGGCATGACACAGTCAGAGATTCACAAAGACATGCAACGCGAGTGGGCTGAGCTTCGCAAACGGATGGCTGCTAACTGAGTAGAATTGCTTCACCATGGCAGGTGAACGCACATTCTTATTCAAACTTCTCGGCAATTCCGATGGTGCTGTTGCGGCGTTCAAGAAACTTGCGCGTGAAGGTCAAGACTCTTTAGAGAAGGTCGGCAAAATTGGTTCGGCATTAGGTGGTGCATTTGACTTCGTAAAGAAGGGCGCGTTCATTGCGCTCGGTGGATTGACTGCGGTGGCTGGTGCAGCAGCAGCTGCGGTCGCAGCAGCAGCAGCCGATGAGAAATCACAGAAACTTCTTGCCGACCAGTTAATCAAGTCTGCTGACGCGACCTTGGCACAAGTGTCGGCGACAGAGTTGTTTATTGAGAAGGCCATGTTGGCAACTGGTATTGCCGACGATGAACTTCGACCAGCGTTCGGAAATCTTGTTCGCGCAACAAACGATGTGGAGAAAGCGCAATCACTATTCACGCTCGCACTTGACATAAGCGCAGCCACTGGGCGCGATTTGGAGGCCGTGACTTTGGGTCTCGGGCGTGCGGCGACTGGGCAAATAGGCGCACTCACTCGACTCGGCATCCCGTTAGACGAAGGCGCGAAGAAGTCAAAAGACTTTGGATCAATCCTCACAACTTTGCAAGATCAATTCGGTGGTGCAGCCGCGACCGCAGCCGACACATTCGCTGGCCGAGTAAAGATTCTTAAGACAGGTCTTGGTGAAGTGGTTGAGCAGATCGGCTTTGCACTTCTGCCAGTCGCCGAGAAGTTCGTTGCATTCTTAACAAACAATGTGTTACCAGCCTTGAAGGCTGCGGTTGAAGGCTTCAAAGAAAAAGGACTATCGGGTGCCGTCGCATACTTTGGTGCCGCATTCGGACAGATGACCTTCGCTGTTCTTGACAGAGTTGAAGCACTCATACTTAGTTTTTATGAACTTCAAAAGAGCTTCGTTGATCTAATCGGACCGCTCGCCGCAGGTGTTGACTTCCTTCGAGCATTTGGAAACGCAATCGTCGGTGGCGATGGAATTATTACCATTGAGCAACAACTCATCAACCGAACTGAACAGATCAGCAAAACCTTTGACGGGTTCCGTAACTCAGTCTCAAACGCTCGAGCCGCATTGAATCTGTCCGGCAACACTCTTTCAAAGTTCGTTGACCAGACTGACAGTATCGGTCAGAAGGTTCTTCCGAAAGCGAAAGAAGCAGCCGATATGTTTGCAGGTTCTTTGGACAACGTCAAGAAGTCTTCAGGTGGTGTGGCCAAGACGGTAGATGATACGAAAGCGAATCTTGAGAAGTACACGTCAGCGTTGAAGTCCTCGACATCTGCGCAGAAGGCGTTGACTAGCGCACAGAAGGGAACACGCGAAGCACAACTCGGAGTCTTCAAAGCAAACAAGGATCTTCTTACCGCGCAAGAAAACCTTGATCAAGCAACGAGAGGATTCGGTGCTGACTCGCCACAGGCAAAGGCTGCGCAACGTGAACTGGCTAAGGCGCAACGCAATGTGGCGAACGCTGGGTTTGCGGTTGAAGAGTCTGTGTTTGCGGTTACGGATGCCGAGAAGAAACTCGCTGAACTTCTTAAAGATCCAGAGACAAGCAAGCAAGCAATTCGTGAAGCAGAGATCAATCTTGCCCAAGCAAAGTTGGCTGTGGCTGACGCTTCGGACACAGAGTTTGAAGCAACGAATGGTTTGAAGGATGCGCAACTCAAGTTGAACGAAGCGACGGATGGTGCTATCAGCGGATCCGAAACCTATAACGAGTTCTTAAAGTTGGTGAACGATGCCAAGCAAGCACAGGTTGATGCGTCGGAACGTCTGTTTGATGCAACGGAGCGTGAGACTGAAGCATTCGAAGCACTTGCCGAAGCGATCAAGAAGGTCGCTGACGCTGCTGCTCTGATACCTGGTCGTGGCTTGTCAATCCCGACTTTGCCTGGTGTGGTGACACCAAGCCCAACAACGGTGCCATCAGATATTCGTGGTGGTACAGGTGCGAACATTGTGGTCAACACAGGTATCGGGACGAACGGTATTGAGGCTGCGCGTCAGATGGTTGAATTGTTGCAACAATATACGAACATCAATCGTGATGCTATTGCGTCTCTAGTTCGTAGGTAGCCATGCCGAAGACTTTGAAGTGGGGTCAACCCTATTCGGTTCTGTTAGATGTCGGTGCGGTCGCTGACGCATTCATACTCGACACATCACTTCTTGACGGGACCGACACACTTGACGGTTCAACAGACTTCGTGGACGCAACCGAATATGTGTTGGCCGTATCCATCCAACGTGGCCGAGGTTCACAAGTTGAACAGTTCCAACCAGGCACCTGTCGCATCACAGCCGACGACCGCGCATCAGGCAGACTCTTCGACCCAGCGAACACCGCATCAACCTATTATGAAGGCAACTTTGATCTGGCACCAAGACGGGCAATCAAAGTTCTTGCCGGCACAGCCGAACTGTTCGTCGGAGCAATCACCGATCTAGACATCACCTACTCAATGCCTGACCTGTCGTTTGCGTCTATCACAGCAGCCGATGGACTGTATGAGTTGAGTCGCACAAGTCTCGCCGCGTTCACACCGTCATCAGAACTTACGTCTGCGCGTGTGTCCACAATCTTGAACCGACCAGAAGTCAACTACTCGACCGCGCTACGAAGCATCGAGACAGGACTCGCAACGTGTGGCACCGTCGCCTATGCCGCAAACGTGAACACTTTGTCAGCGTTGCAGGCTGTTGCGATCGCTGAGGATGGTCGACTCTTCGCGAATCGTCGCAACGAAATTGTGTTTGATCAGCGTGTGGACTTCACGTTCTCTACCGCTATCGCAGGGTTCGGTGGTACAGCATCCAACCAGATTCCGCTACTTGACATCGGTGTTGCGTATGGTCAGGAAACTTTGTTCAACCGTGTGCAGATAGATGTTGATGGTGGCACCGCAGCACAGGTCGCATCCGATGCGACAAGCCAAACAAAGTTCGGTGTGCAGACGTTGTCGTTCTCAAATGTGCCCTTGAATACTTTGGCTGCTGGTGCGACGTTAGCCCAGAACATTGTTGACAAATACAAAGAACCAAAGATCCGATTTGATCAGATCTCGACGAGTATGAATGCTTGCGGGACGGCCTTGTTCGCGACCGTGTTGGCATTAGATGTCGGCGACGTTATTGAAGTTACAAAGCGATACACCCAAGGCCTACCACTTTCGCGCACCGACACCGTGTTCATCGAGTCCGTCACCCACGACATCACACCCACCGATCATCGGATAAGATTCGGACTAGGACAAGCACAGATCGTTCTTCCGTTCTTGCTTGACACATCACAACTTGATGACACAACTTACGCACTAACATAGGAGCATTATGGCTGGAGCTGGATATAGAACATTCGCATCGGGTGAAGTGCTGACCAGTACAAACACTCAGACCTACTTGATGGATCAGATGGTCAAAGTCTTCGCAGGTACTGCAGCACGATCATCCGCAATACCATCACCATCAGCAGGAATGGTTGCATATTCGACTGCTACAGGTTTGCAAGTTTTTAACGGCTCGACATGGGTTAATGTATAGACATGGCTGGCGCAGGGTATAGAACATTCCAATCGGGTGAAGTCCTCACTTCGACCAACGTACAAACGTACTTGATGGATCAAGCTGTGCAGGTTTATGCAGGCACCGCAGCACGATCATCCGCAGTACCATCACCGTCAACAGGCATGGTCGCCTACTCGACTGCTACAGGTTTGCAAGTATTCAACGGATCAGCGTGGGCAAGTGTTGGCGGTGCATCGTATGGTGTGGCGACCGGAGGTGCGTCAACCGCAATCACAGTTGCTGGAACGGCTTACACGCTTCTAACTTTTACAAGCGACGCAAATCTTGTTGTTTCCACAGCAGGTTTATTTGATGTTTTGATGTTTGCTGGCGGTGCTGGCGGTTGTGGGGCTGACCCTAACGGGTCGGGTGGTGGTGGTGGTGCAGGCGGTTTTGGTCAAGCATCTTTTTATTTAGATGCTGGAACTTATGCTGTTGATGTTGGTGCTGGTGGTGCTGGTGCAACAAACAACACAAATGCTATAGGTGGCAATGGTTCGTTATCAAGTTTGCACAACGCTGCAAGAACTTTTTGTGTTATTGGTGGCGGTGGCGGTGGCGGAACACAGTTTGGCTACAATAATGCTGAGCGTGGCGGTTGCGGTGGTGGTGGTGGTGGCATTTCAATTTCTAGCAATACTGTTGGCGCAGTATCTGTTGCACCAACTTTGCAAGGTTTCGCTGGCGGTAACGGAAACACAACAAACAATAGCGCAAGCGGTGGCGGTGGAGGTGTAACAGCAGTTGGCGCAAATTTCAGTAGCACAAGCGGTGGTGCTGGCGGTGCTGGTTACGATGTCAGCGCATTTATTGGCGGTAGCGCATTATTTAAGGGCGGTGGCGGTGGCGGTGGCGCTGCTGGCGGAAGTGGTGGCGCAGGTGGCAGTTCAGTTGGTGGCGCAGGTGGTGCTTCCAACGTGAGCGGTAGTGCTGCAGCAGCGAACACCGCAAGCGGTGGCGGTGGCGGTGGCAATACCACAGGCTCAGGCGGTAATGGTGGTTCAGGAATTATTTATGTCAGGTTCAAGGTTTAATTATGAGCGAACAATACTTCGCACAACTTGATGACAACAATGTTGTCACAAATGTTCACGTTGTAACATCCGAATTTATGGCAGCAAACCCAGAACGATATACAGGCGTATGGGTCGAAACTTTTATAGACGCACCGAACAAACAATATGCAGGCGTTGGGTATATATATGATTGGGTGTTACAAGACTTTATTGCACCGCCACGAGAACCATTTATATTGCAAACTAACAATTAAAAAGGTCTTTTGTGACACATGAAATTGTAGATAATTTTTTAGACAAAGACAGTTTTAACGAAATTAAAACCGTAATTGAATCAAATTATTTTCCTTGGTATTGGAATAACCAAGTTACATTTGATGAATCCAATGGTTTCCCATATTATTTTACGCATCGTTTATATGACGATAATGTCATTCAAAGTTCATTTTATGAACAACTCGTGTTACCCATTTTCAAAAAATTAGAAATCAAAGCCCTTATTAGAATTAAGATAAATCAATATACAAATGTTAATGAATTTATTGAAAACGAAAACCACACAGATTATCCGTTTGAGCATAAAGGCGCAATTTTATATTTGAATACCAATAATGGATATACCATTTTGGAAGATGGAACAAAAATAGAATCTATAGAAAATAGATTGCTTAAATTTGAACCGCATAAAAAACATAGAAGCACTCACTGCACTGATACCAAAAGAAGATTAAATATAAATCTTAACTATTTTTAGTTATGAAACACTTAACAAGGTGGCTTATACCGCTACCAGCAATCCTGTTCGCAATCTGGCCGACTACGGTTCGAGCCGAACCGATACCTGGGTTGAATACGACCTACTACACGATTGACGAGATTCCACCAGTCCAGTCAACTGACGAATATCCTGTCTGCGGATCAGAGGTTGAGAATAACATCAACCGCAGTTATGACGGCGAACCGTACGAAGATTGCACAGGCGATCTGTTCATGGTTCACATGACCGGCTACATCACGATTCCTGAACACGACACGATTGAGTTCATGCTCGCGTCGGATGACGGCGGTGAGATAACTATCGGTGATGAGATGTTCGGTGTTTGGTGGGATCAGGGTTGTTCTGCAACCGTGTCAGGCGAACTAGATCTTGACGCTGGGAGTTTGCCGCTCGAGTTGTGGATGTACGAGAACGGCGGAGGCACCTGCATAATGCTTGCGTGGAACATTAACAACACAGGCTGGGAGATGGTCCCAGACTCCGCGTTCACTACTAACGCAGTCTCGCAGACAACTTCAACAACATCTTCAACAACCACATCCTCATCTACAACCACCTCCACTTCGACCACAACTTTGCCTGAGACAACAACGACTTTATCTACAACAACCCTTCCCACAACCACGACCACAGTTCAGTCAACAACAACCACGCAAACGACAACAACAACGTCAACGACGACCATCCCAATTCAAACAACGACCACAACTTCTGCACCATATACACCTCCTCAGACGACGACGACTAGCGAACCAGTCGTCGTATTAGTTCCTGATACCACGACCACAACTGTCGCACCTGAACCCGAATCCACAACATCCACCACGATTGAAGAAACGACATCTACAACCGTTCCTCCCGAGCCTGATCCCACTGTTCCTGAATCCGTTCCAACTCTGCCCGCCGAAACAACCACGCCAACATCACAGCCGTTGCCAGAACCAGATACCCAAGAAACATTGCCACCAGAAGTAGAGAGTTCATCGACCACAACGCTACCTGACATCAAGTCTGAGGTGTTCACCGAAGAAGAACTGGATGCGTTCGTAGAGACACTTGACATCGTTGAAGATGAGCCGATCACCGATGCGAAGGTTGAGCAGATTCTTAAAGTGTTGGCTGATGCGGCACCGGCACAGATTGTCGCAGCGATCGAGCAGATCTTGACCACCACAATCACATCCGACCAGGCTGTCAGTATCGCGTCAACTCCCGAAGTGTTGGCTGCGGTAACACAAGACCAGGCTGAAGCAATCTTTGAAGAGATCATCGTAGAAGAACTCACAACCGAACAAGCCGACGAACTCGTTGAAGTCCTAAACGAAGCACCAACAAAAGTGAAGAAGGCGTTCCAAGAAACAGTCAACGTGTTTGCGGGTGTCTTCGATTCGTTCCAGATGGTCGGCCAGACAATACCTGTCGGCGAACGTAGAACTCTGATCGCCGTATCCAATACACTTGTGGCGGTCGGAGCAAGCCTGCGCAGAAGGACAACCTAGTGTTCGCCAAACTACGCAATGAACTGTTCGCCTTAGGGTTTACCCTCGGCGCGTCAGCGATAACCATCATGACCTTGTCGGGAAGCGTACAAACGTGGGCATTGATATTTACGTTCCTGTCCCTCGCACTACACTTGGCAGGAGTATTGACCAAAGGAGAAGAAGATGGACCAGGACATGAAGATTAAACCGAACGCATCCGCTGCAAGATTCTTTGACCTCGGCCAAAGACTGTTCAGTCTGTTCCTCTCGACAGCACTCCCAGCAATCACAACAGGCGCAGTCATCGGTGTGTCGGTTGCCAAGTCGGCGATCATGGCTGGAGCGATGTCGGTCATCGCAGTTGTGCAGAAGCTCGCAGCCGCATCGGTTGACGGTGCGTTGACAGCGGACGAGATCAAAGATGCGTTCGGATCGAGCAACGGTAAGAAGAAGAAGTGAACGCAAAGAACTGGCCGATAGTCAAGGTCACTTTGCCGGCAGATCTCAAAGGCGTCAAGCCTGGTGAGGTGCCTGCGCATCTGCTTCGCGACGTCCAACCGTACGGCAAACTTCACTGGCGAGCAGCCGACGCATATCATGCGATGCGCGACAAAGCATTCGCTGACGGAATCAAACCATTCAAACCCGTGTCCGAAGGCGACACATATCGGTCACTCGCATTCCAAACAACAATCTTCTTGCAGCGATATCAGAAGTCACCGCTCGAAGGCGCATCAACACGAACTTGGGAAGGTGTGAAGTGGTACAAGAAGTCGCCGACCATGGCATCGCTCGCAGCACCTGGCTCGTCCATGCACAACCTCGGCATTGCCTGTGATATTTGGTCGGCGTCAGGTCCACGCTTCGAATGGATGCTGAAGAACGCACTCGACTTCGGATTCAGTTGGGAAGTCGTACCAGAAGAACCATGGCATCTGCGCTACACAGCCGGTGACAATGTTCCACCAGCCGTCCAAGCATGGCTTGACCGCAAGAAGGTCGTGTGACATGGACGCTGGACTCGCAGTCGTCTTCGCTGCAGTAGTTGCAGCACTCGGCGGAATCGCCGTCGCCATCATCCAAATGCGCAACCTCGCCAACGAAAACCGAACCGATCACGCAATCGTCCAAAAGCGACTCGACACCGTGATTGACATGGTCGGCAAAACATCTGCGAAACTCACCAGCCATCTCGACTGGCATGTCAACACATCAACCAAGGAGCCACGCAAAGACCTAAAGGTCAAGCAGGTTGCGACACGCAAGAAGAAGTGACCGCCGTACTTGTCATCTGGCATGACGCGCACAGCGGATCCGAATCATGGATACCAATCACCAGCCTCGACACCGAACCAGCGGTCGTCAACACAGTCGGCTTCCTACTCTCCACAACTGACGGAGGCAAACCTGACCACGTCACCGTCTACCAATCACGCAACGAAGACGCCATCGACCACGTTCTGCACATTCCAGTCAAGATGGTTGTCAGCATCAAAGTGTTGATGGATCTAGAAATAAATACTCCAGACCGCTAAAACTAGCGAAAATCAAAGCCCATCGGCTAAGGTTGGCAGGTGCGCTCCCCACTAGGGTTGATGTGGCACCGCAACCAGTCACCTCCTTCTGGTTGCGTTATCCCTGCACTTACGAAAGGACCACGATGCGCATACTCTCCGCAATCATGGCAACAGTCGCAACACTCACCATGAGCCTTGGCATAGCCCACGCCGCTTACGCACCAGACGTCACCAGAAGCGATGTCGAAGCATTACAGCCTCTCTGGCAACCTGACAGGCTTGACCTACCCAAGCCGATCAGGTTCCGTCACGGCGATGTCTCCTGGCTTCCATCTCTTGCCAAGCAGGCAGGATGGCCAGACAACAGCATTGACCAGCTCACCCAGATCGTCCTGCGCGAGTCGGGTGGATGCCCAAACCGTCGCGGAGGAGACATCGTTGACAAAGACTGCAACATCACAGGCGTCAGCGAATGGAATCACAGGTCCGACACAGGGCTTCTACAAATCAACGGCGTCAACTACGACACGAAAAGAAACAAGTGGGCTGCGATCTGCCGTGAACTAAACATCTGCACCCAAGCACCACTACTCGACGCCTACACGAACCTTCAGGCTGGGCTAGTTCTGTACCGTCTGTCAGGCTTTGAGCCGTGGAACCCTTGTAACTGGACGGTCTGCAAGGTATCCACCACATCCATGCCCTAATGTCCTATAACTGATACAGGCGAAGTATCAACTAGGAGGACAAATGGAAACGAAAGAAAAAATCAAGTTCACATTGGCGTTCATCTTGGCGGGTTGGGTCATGCTTCTTTGCATGCCACGACTCCCAGAAGAATCACCGGCATCAACGACACAGATCGCAATCTATGCAGCGATCAACTTTGCGGTGATGATCAAAGTATCTAAATGGATACGCCAAATTAACTGATGAGCGAAAACAGAATCATTGACGTCTGGTCGGAGTCAAAAAACGTATTCGAATTACTCCGACCAGATTGGCAACAACACGGAACTTGTCGCGGTGAAGGAACAGACATCTTCTTCCACGAAAGATATTTACATGCGGTGCGTGAAGCAAAGAAACTTTGCGACATCTGCGTGGTCCGCCAAAAGTGTCTAGACTTTGCTATCAAGTACGATTCTGTCGGCGTGTGGGGTGGGCTGACAACAGTTGAGCGACGCATCGAGATACGACGACGAAGGAGAGATGGTACTCATGTCAAATCCGCAACGAAGAAAAGGTACGCGCGCCGAATTGCAGGTGGCGAAGTTCTTCCAAGACCACGGCCACCCAAAGGCTGAACGCGCCAGATCAGGTTGGACAGATGACCGCGGCGACATTGACGGAGTTGAAGACCTGACCGTAGAAGTGAAGGATCAACGCCGACACGACATCGGTTGTTGGCTTCGAGAACTTGAAGTTGAGCAGAAGAACCGTGGCACGAATCATGGTGTTTGCGCCGTGAAGAAACAAGGCGCAGCCGAAGTTGACAACTGGTATGCGATCATGACAATGACCGAGTTCCTCAAACTTTGGAACGCATACAAAAGCATTCCCGCATCCGCGCACACAGATCCGATATAGTTCCAACCAACAAAGATTCCCAAGAAAATAAGGAGACTGCACATGCTAGAAGAACGACGAGAAGACGCACCGAAAGATCGGTGGGGTCGATACTTAATTAGTCGTGCCGGCAAGAAACTCGGATACACACGAGTCACCACCATTGCAAAAGTCACCGACGATGAAGCCGCATTAAAACAATGGGCGAACCGTATGGTCATCACAGGACTTGTCAACCGATCAGATCTGTTGGCACAAGCGTCAACAAAACTTGATGACAAATCTGCGTTGAACGCAATCGCACAGGAAGCAATCACTGCAGGTGGCGGAAACAGTCGCGCCAATCTTGGTACAGCACTTCACGCATTGACCGAGGAAATAGATCTCGGTAACAAGCCGATGATCTTGCCAGGACTCAAAGCAGATGTTGACGCCTACACGGCGACACTCAACGAACTTGGTGTCAAAATCATTCGCGAATACATCGAGTCAGTGATCATCAACGACACATCCGAATACGCAGGCACGATGGACAGAGTCGTTGAATACCAAGGCAAGTTGTATATCGCCGACCTGAAGACTGGCACCGACCTGTCGTACTCGTGGCGGTCAATCGCAATCCAGTTGGCTGCATATGCGACAGCGGAATACATCTACGACTGGAAGAACGAGAAGCGACTGCCAATGCCATTCGTGGATCAAGACCGAGCCATCGTCTTTCATCTCCCAGCAGGCGAAGGCAGATGCGAGCTGTACTTCGTAGACCTAGAAGCAGGCAAAGTCGGACTGGAACTCGCACTAGACGTGCGTGCATGGCGTAAACGCCGAGACATAGAGTCACGGCTAGAAGACGCCAAGATCATTCCAATCTCACGCCAAGTCGCTGATCAGCCTAACTTACAGAAGGCTTGGGTGAAGGCTCGAATCTTGCATCTACCAGATGAAGGTCAACGCGCTCTTCGTGCCGGCTGGCCTGAAGACTTGCCGAAAGTTGACGACTGTTCCGAGGTGCAGATCGCGTTCATCACCGACATGATTATAAGTGTTGAAACCAGATTCGATGTACCGTTCTTTGAAGGTGATCCAACCGTAAAGTCGAAGACACGCAAAGCAAAACCGAAGGCACCGAAATGAACGACTTCGAAGGACACCTGTACGAGATCGGTGTGGAACGAACTTGTGCAGCAATGTTGCAGGACGACTTCGATACGCTTCGCCCACAGCAACGCTCACTCATCAAAGATGTCGCAACACAAGCCCACGAGTACGGTCAGTCAATCTCGTTTGACCGTCTGAAATCGCATCGAAGATATCTGATCGGACGCGGTCTAATCGACCTCATCATGTCAGACAACTTTGACGAAGACCTGATCCGAAGCATCTGCTATTCGGCGACTGGTTATGAAATGAAAACAGCAGGCGGTGCAGTAGGTCATCTCAACGCAACACAAGCAGAAGTCTTTCGGGACATCTGCAAACTGGTGCGCTTTGATGAACAAGAAATCACTTACGACACCGACATGAATATATTCCGATTCCCAAACAAACAGAAAGTAGGTTAAGCAATGTCAGATGAACAAGATCTCCTCGCAGGAGGCGGACCCAAACTTCCCACGTTGAAGTTCGAGAAACCAGGAGACACACACGGAGGCGTCGTAACAGATGTCAAGAAACTTGAAGACCGTGATCCAGCCGGTAACGCCAAAACATGGCCGAACGGTGATCCACGCTTCGTCTATGTGTTGTCCCTGAAAACAGAGACCGAAGGCGAATGTAACCTGTGGGCGCGTGGCGTGATGATCAACGCTATTCGTGAAGCAGCGAAGTCCGCTGGAGTGACCGAACTGGTCGGCAACAAAGTGCAGATCCGATACACGGGTGACGGAGAACAGAAGAACAAAGCATTCAACGCACCGAAGCTCTTCGCAGCCAAGGTAGAGAAGGTCGCAACCGACGACCGTTGGTAGAAACCTAAGCAGGGTTCGACCTTACTTTGCAGTATCCCTTTCGGCAGAGTAAGGTCGTTCACCTACTAACGGAGGTCACATGACTAAGACAGACATTCAAGACGCAATCAGATTCTTGGAGAAACAATACGTTGGAGTCGGCGAACAGGATCGGCTCTTTGAAGTAATCACATCACTCAAACAAGAACTAGAACGGAGAAGCAAGAAATGACCGGCGACACATACGCAATGAGCCAAGAGATAGTCGAGTTACAAACCCGAGTCGCAGAACTATCAGTCGCACTAGAACTCGTCACCCAGCAACGCGACGACGACCGCACCAACTGCGTCAGCCTTCACCAAGAACTAGAAGCCTGCAAAGTTCATCTGCGCGAAGCACACGCACTCGTCTCCCGACTCCGCGTCCACATCCAACAAGGCATTGAACTGTGATCACCATCGGACTTGACACATACATCGTCTGTCAGTTATGTGACGGCGAAGTCCGACTCAACACCGAACGCATCGCAGGATGTCTTTGCGACCCAGATAATCCGACATGGATCGGCATCGAACCCAATGGCCGTGTCCTTGCATTCAGCCAATCCAAATACGAAATCGTCAAAGAGAACAAATGACTGGCGAGAACATTCTGCTTGAAGCACACGCAACGATCACAGGTCCACGCAATGCCAGTTACGGCCCAGTCACCGAGGACTACGCCAAAGTCATTGACATCTTCGCTGGGCTGACAGGCATCCGACTATCCATGTCCGATGCGCTGCTGTTCATGGTGTCGGTCAAGATGGCCAGACTCCGCACCAATCTTGAGAAGAATCGTCTGCACCACGACAGCCTGCTTGACGCTCTCGGCTACCTGGCACTCTTGAATCAAGCCTATGAAGAACTCCCATTCCCGCAGACCGTCGCAAACAAATGAAAGCGACACTCTGCTCTTGTGTCCGCAAACGTGTCCTGCCGGTCAAGCCTTACTGTGGCGAGAAACTAGACGACGACGATGAGTGAGCATCAGGATCCGATTGATGACCGCATCAAATACTTTATTGAATCCGAAGTTGACGCCGACAATGTATGCACCTCATATGTGCTGGTCGCGACGATCCAAAACTATGTGACAACCGAACAAAAATTCTTTACCATATGCCCGCCCGAGCAGGTCACATCAACTACTATCGGTCTTCTCGAATCAGCCTCGGCTGCCGAGAAACTACGGATAGCAAGACAGCTACTTGAAGACGATTAGGTCATAGGAGACCTGCACATGAATAACAAAGAAAAACAACTACTCATCCAAATGCAAAACGAATTGCAGAAGGAACGACAATGCTGCGACATGCTCGCAGACGCCCTCATCCAAGGCGGACTGGATCGTTCATTCGAAGCGTTGACATTCCACGAACTGTTGCGCAACGGTATGCAATACCCTGGTGCGACACTTGGCAAGCCAAAGCCGAAACGCAGACGAAATCATCCCACCATGGGCTACTACATATATGGTGCCGATCAGTCACCATTTGACCAAGATGAGGAGCAACAATGAAGGTGCTGTCACTGTTCAGCGGTGTCGGCGGATTTGATATGGGTCTTGAGAATGCCGGTATGCAAACCGTCTTCCAATGCGAATGGGATAAACACGCCAACACAATCCTCAACAAGCATTGGCCACATGTCCCAAAATGGGATGACGTATCAACGCTCACAGGCAAACACATCCTCAGCAAAGCACCCGTCATAGATGTTGTTGCGTGGGGATCACCATGCCAAGACCTATCGGTCGCAGGCAAACGCAGCGGACTAGAAGGCGAACGATCAGGACTATTCCACGAAGGCATACGCATCATCAAAGAACTACGAAAGGAAACTAATGGACAATATCCAAGAATCTCTATTTGGGAAAACGTCGTCGGCGCACTCAACTCCAACCGAGGCGCTGACTTCGGGATCATCATCAACGAAATGGCTGAAGCAGGCGCGATGGTCATTGAATGGGCAGTGCTGGATGCACAATACTTCGGAGTACCCCAACGACGAAGGCGCGTGTTCGTCATCGCTATCTTCGATCCTGTCCTCGCCGAACGATGTCCAGAAACGTTATTACCTGTCGCCGAAAGCTTGCCAAGGCATCTTGCGAAGAGCAAACCGAAGAGGAAAAGTGCTGCCGGTAAGACTGCAACGAGCATTGGAACAGATGGCGCATGGTGGGATGGTAGAGACACAGCCGAAGCTCTAACCACGACTAGCAACGAACAACGGATGCCAGATAAGCAACGGTTTCAAGCGATTGTGGAACAGGAAGTTGTTGGAACTTTGACTGTTTCTGACTTAGTCAAACAGGTCAACAATGAGATAATCGGCAAAGGCTTGTTGCAAGTAGTTGAAGACAGACAACCATATACACCGTCCTCGTTTGCACAATACAAAGAAGAAGATATGAATGCTGTTGCAATCCTTCGTGCAGGTGGAGGTGACTTGGGAGGTGGTAGCGAGGTTTTAATTGCTGAACCTGTTGCCTATCACTTTGATGCACTTTCATCTAACAGTATGAAATCATCAAATCCAGTTAGTGGTGTCAACAAAGTTGACCAAGCCCGAACTTTAGATACTTGGCGACCTGATCCATCATTGAATCAAGGTGGACTAGCAATAGTTGAAGAATTAATGCTTGTTGACGGTCGCAGAACTGATGATGTGCGTGTCTACGCAGAACCAGTACAAACATTAGAAGCCCGAATGGGTACTGGTGGCAACAATGTGCCGATGCTCGCATACGGTATTCAAGGCAACATGATCGGCAGACAAGACCACAACGGACCTGCCGGCAAAGGACATACCGACGAAGGCGACCCGATGTTCACACTGACTAGCACTGATATTCATGCAGTTGCCTATGACGAATACAACGACACAATCGGTGCAACCCACCACGCTTTACGAGCAGGCACAAAACAATCCACAGGTGTCTTGATTGACAATGAGGTTGTCGGCACACTTCAGGCACGTGATTACAAAGGGATCAATCACGAAGGTGCTAGAGATGGGAAGTTGTTAGTTGAACATGAAGTCGTTGGGACACTGCGTTCTGGTGGTGACGGTGGCGTACCGTCAAGCCGAGGTGAACACCTTGTGACCGAGCCAACAATGGCAGTCCGCCGCCTTACACCTCTCGAATGTGAACGACTAATGGGATGGCCTGATGACCACACCCGATACAAAGCAGACGGCACCGAACAAGCCGACACACACCGCTACAAACAATGCGGCAACGGAGTCGCGTCACCAGTAGCGCAATGGATCGCCAAACATCTACTCAAACTAGAGGAGCAACAATGACATCCAATGAACAACA